TCAGCCGCTGCTGTCCGACGAGGTGATCGACTCGGGCGTGATCATCATCCACGGCGCCGCAAACACCGAGGCGTTCGAGGAGGCGTTCCTGCAGAGGCGCCAGGGCGAGATCTATGGCTCGAACACGGCCGCATCGACCCCGACCAATCTGGTGCAGGACGCCTCGCGCAATGTGACCCTGTGGGGTACCCAGCGCGTCAGCGACAACGACTGGTTCGTCTTCCTGAAGAACCCGCCGAAGCGCGCGACCTTCCACATGAACCGTCGCGGCATCATGGAGGAGTCGGCCATCCGTGGCGAGAACAACAGCGACCTGGTCCGCAACACCGGCGAGGAATACGTGCAGTGGCACACCCGATCGGGCGCTGGCGTGGCGCTGCCGTTCGGCGCGATGAAGGTCAACAACTCCTAGTCGCTGCGACCGACCACCACGGGCCGGCTTCACCTACTTCGGGTGGCCGGCCTTTTCTGTAATCCTTGAGCCGGGGAGGCCCCGGAAGGAACCTGACTGTGACTGACGACAACGAACTGGTCCACTCGTCCGACATGTCGATCGAGGAGCCGAAGAAGAAGCGTGGCCGCCCGCGCAAGGAGCCGGCCGACCCGGCGACGCGCTACCGCGTTGGCGGCGCCGACCTGACAGCCGACGTGTCGGGATCGTCCAACTCAGTTGGCGTGGCCAAGCGGTATCGCTACTGGGTCGGCGTGACCCCGGACTGCCCGACGGAGGCGATCTACCTCGCCGGCATCTGCTTCCCCAAGCTCAACGAGATCGTGCACGTCAACAAGCGCACGGGCCGCACCGAGCGCGCGGGCGTGGCCGGTGCGCTGGTCTGGATCGACGAGCGGCAGATGCGCCGGATGATCAGCAACCTCCCGCGCACGGTGGTCCGGTTCACCGGTGAGCCGAGCTTCGAGGAGTTCGACCCCAAGACAGGTCAGACGATTCAGGACCTGGAGCGCCCGCGTCGGGGCCACATCATCACGATCCCGTCGCGCGACGAGGTCGAGGAGGCCAAGAAGAAGAACCGGCTGACGCGCGAGTACACCCCGCGCCCCGGCAACGACCACCCGGCAAGTAAGTTCATGTTCGCGAAGCTGCTGGAAGACGGCGAGTCGCGCGGGCAGACCTACCCGGATACGCTGGACATCACGGGCCTGGAATGGCCGCACCCGATCGAGGCATAGCACGACATGAGTGGCGTCCCTACCGAAGCTGAAATCATCGCCCAGTGGAAGGCGGCCGTAGACATCCTTGAGAACATGCGGGCGCATGTCGACGGGACGCACGCGGGTGCTGGCGGCTTGTGGGACACGCTCGAACAAGCCCTTGAGGGTGACTACACACCGTCCGAGTTGGCGAACTTCGTCAACTCGTTCCGGTCGGGGTGCTCGGACCTGATCTCGCCGAGCCGCGCGCAGGAGGCCATCGTGCCGATCCTGTTCGAGTGGATGAACCGCATTGATACCGATGCGACCGGCGTCCAGGGCTTCGGGTCCGGCAAGCGCAGCGTCGCGGACATGTTCCGCGCGCTCTATGACTGGTTCCACGCTAAGTCGTATGTCATCAAGAGCCGGACGATCACCTACGATAGCAGCGTGACGACCGGCAACGGGTCTGGCGCGATCGTGGGCAACGGCGCCATCTCGCGCCTGACCGTAGACGAGAACGGCTACAACCTGGAAGCCTGCCACGTCGAGAAAAAGCTGTTCAAGTGCGTCGCTGACCAGAACAGCGGCGTCAACGAGAACGCCGAGGTATTCGAGTGCATCGGCGAGGCGTCCAGCTTCGACTCGGTGCTGCGCGCGAACTTCGGTTCCGGCACGCAGTCGAACACCACCATCGTTAGCAAGAACGCGGGCAACGGCCGCGGCGGGTCGCTGCTGACCAACTCCTCGTTCTCGACCTACGACTCGACCGCTTCGCCGAAGTTTTCGGGGTGGACGGAGACGGCCGCCCCGACGGGGTCGATCGCGCAGGACACGTCGAACTTCTACCGGACGCATCCTGGCGCCACAACGGATGCGTCGCTGCAGATCACCGGCGGACTGGGCGACGTCACGCTCAAGCAGACGCTATCTTCAATGCGTGTTCGCCGGCTCGACCCGGACACGCCCTATCAGTTCCGCGTGATGGTCAACGCGGATATCGGGACCACCGGTGCCGGCGGAAACTTCGTCATCCGAATGGGGTCGCACAACGAAAGCTACTCGGTGACCGGCGAGTTGGCTGGCAACGGGTGGGTCGAGGCGACCCTGACTCTCGACGCGAACAGTTGGATGCGGACCTTCAACGAGGACCCGTTTGACGTCGAGATCGCGTGGGAGTCGTCGACCAGCGGCACGCTGCACGTTGACGACGCGATCTTTGCCCCGCTCGACCTGATCGACGGGACGTATTGGTGGCTCCGCGGGAACGCGGCGACGCACACCCCTTGGCTGATCGACGACACGTTGGCGTTCACCGACACCGGCGGCGCTCCGACCACGGCCATCCTTCAATGGTGGTTGTGGGTGTCGGGCCTTGGCTACCTCCCGAGCAACGCGACGCCGACCGTGTCGCCGAACCTGTCTGACCCGTAATGGCTGACCAGGACACACTCTGGAGCTACGTCGTCACCGTCTACGATGCCGACGGGCTGATCGAGTTGACAAACATCCGGGACCGATCGGCGGTCGCGGTGGACACCGCCGTGGGCACGGCTGCGGCCCTGTCGGCTATCAGGCTGTGGCCTGCATACGCGCAGGTCGCGTTCGACGCCACCGACGGGCTGCACCTGGAGGTCGGAGCCAAGGCCACCATCGCGGTTCTGTGGGAGCGCGGCGGTGCGTCCACGTCCATCGCCAAGGTCCAGTGGGACGAGGTGTTCGGCGAGGGCGGGATGATCGAACGTATCCGGCGCACAGACCCGCGCAGCCATCGTGGCCCGGTGTCGAACTCGGGAACCATCACGACCGCCGAGAGCGGCACGCGCTATGGCTGGAGCGACCGCGCATCCATGCCGACCGGGTTCATGCCGTCCACTCGCGACACGGGGCAGGACTGATGCCGGGCCGCGTGACCTTCAAGAAGGGCGCGAAGGTCGAGCGCATCGAACGGAAGCTGGCCGACACGGGCGCGGCGCTGAAGCAGATCGGCACGCTCATGGTGGCCGAGTCGCAACGGGCCTTCAAACAGCAGCAATTCGGCGCGACCCGCTGGGACCAGCGCGCGCCGATCAACGTGTTCGGCATTATCGCAGACTTCCACGAGGGCAAGCGCAAGCCGCCGGCCCGCCGGTTCGAGCGTCGCCCGGCCCTCCGGGACACCGGTCGTCTGGCTCAGTCCATTGCGTTCAAGGTGCTGGGCGATACGGTCGAGGTCGGGACCAACGTCGAGTATGCGTCCGTGCACCAGCGCGGTGGCGAGACCGAGTCCAAGCCGATCACAGACCAGCTACGCCGCAACCTGTGGAAGTGGCTCAAGACCCAGGGGTCGGACATCAAGCGACGCATGGGCTGGGTGCTCAACGCCAAGTTCCGTGGACAGACGCTCAAGCAGCAGGTGCCGGCGCGGCCGTTCATCGGCATCACAACCGAGACCCGTAAGGCGGTGCGCCGCGTCGTTGGTGTTGAGATCATGGAGGCAGAATAGATGGCTGCCGGCAGCTCCGCGCGCATCCTGAAGGCCCCCGGTCGCCTGGTCGTGGACCCGACCAACCTGGCGCTCAACTACCCGTATGGGGGCACCGAGGTCGGGAAGACCCGCGCGGCGGTCCTTACGAGCTTCGGCACGTCCTACCGGATCGAGTGCGAGGGTCTTGGCGGCGAGGCCAGCGACGTGCTGGAGGCCCCAGCTCGCTACGTGTTCTCTTGCTTCCTGCGAGGCTGGGACGACGACGCGGTCAAGAAGTTCCTGGCCGACAACTACGTGCAGGGCGCGACCAGCGGGCACTCCTTGCTGCGCGAGCCCGGCATCAAGGTCGGCGGGTCGTCCGCCCTGTCGCGCGCCATCAAGCTCCTCTACGTGCCGGACGATCTGGCGCACGCGCCGGCCTGCCTGATCTACCGTGGCGTACCCGAGTGGACGGACGGCGCTGACATCGCGTGGCAGCGCGGCGAGGAGCTCGGCATCCCGCTCGCCGTCGAGTGCGTGCGCGGCGCGACCGGCAAGATCATCGAGGTGGGGCGCCTCTCCGACCTGTCCCTGACCTAGAATCGCCAACCATGACGATTCCCACCCTGATCTTCTCGGGCCTATGCGTGGTGGCCGGGTCGGTGGTGTTCGTCCTCACCGGTGATTCGGCTATCACGCTTGCCCTGTTTGGCTTGGCGAGCACGGGTGGTATCGGCGCCGGTGTATTGGCAAGGCGTGGCGAGGTT